TTTCTTCAGGGGTCATGATATCCCATAGTTCAGGCGGAACTCCTTCAGGTTGTGCTTTATTTTCTTTCTTTGCTTCTGAGTAAGGCTTCCCATAATCGGCCTCATAAGCCTTATTAATCCGACTCCAACTTTCCTTGGTCTGATTCTTAACTCGCTGTAGATTTTCCTTAAACTGGCCTTCTGTCTGAGACTGTTCAAGTGCTCCCCATACATCCTGAAGCAACTTATTCTCGAATTCAGATACCTGACCAAGAGCACCACCTGTTGGTGAGTTACTCCTCATCTCCTGCAACTTATCAAAGCCTATATTTGCTTTGATTGTGCTAAGTGTCTGCGTTAAGTCATAAGCAGGAGTGCCAGGAACTGCTTTTGCCATCGAGCCTACAAATCCAGTAGTCCAAAGGGACGCCTGATCTTCCGCTTTGTCGATTAGATCATCCAACATATTCGTTTTTGTTTCAGCCGCTGAAATAGCCGATTCAATCTTTGGCTTAGTGATTATTTTCTCTGCTGACCTTTCTGCAAGATCAGTCTGTTTCTTAATCTCAGGCTTCATGGCAAGATCAACATTAGACTCTGCTTGCCTTACATTTCTGGCCGTGATTGGATCTGTCAGGTTCTCTGCCTGCCCCGTGCCTAGCTGCTTCGACATACTCTGTTGATATAAGGCACTTGGGGTGTATTTTGGACTGTATAATGGCTCTCCACCTTCACCAGCAAGCAGTCTGGGTTGCGCGTTCGGATCTCTCATATCCATTGAGTATATGCGCCCATCAGCGCCCTCAAAGGTTTTGGAATATCCTCCCCTTCCTTTCCCACTATAAGCACCTGAGTTAATCAAAGCCTTGGCTACGTCATTATTCTGCAAGTAGGGGTCATTGGCTAGGATCATTGCAGCTTTGTCCCTATCAGGCTCTACCGGGACTTGAGGGCCATATTGACTGGTATTGCCTCGACCCTGAAGGGCTTCCATGACCTTCTGAGTCCCTTCCGCCTGACCGGCTGAATACTTCTCACCAAGGGCTTTGCTTTCATCGCCAAGCTGCTTGTTCTGCATGGCGGCAATAATGGCAGGACCAATCTTGCCTATACCACGTCCCAGCCTGTCATCAACCGCGTGACCTGTGACCATCTCGGTTCCTTGATAGGGCGCTAGGGACTTCTCAACAAGGGCCTTATTAATAGCCCTGCGGCGCTGAAGTCTCTCCCAATCCGATTGTAGAGGTGTCCCGGTATAATTTGGCATTACCTTATCATCCCGTAGTCAACAGACATATAACCCTCATCAGAGGTATGCACGGCTTCAGGAAGCACATTAATGACATCCTGAGCCATAACACCAACCTGGCTACCACCACCCCAGATATACTCAAATGCGTACACTGGAAAGCCCATCAGACTAGTCCCTAATCTCTTGATGTTCTTTTTCAGGCGCCTGTCCGACCATGGGTATGCACCAATCCCTGCTACCCCAAGATCGTATAAGCCACTCATCATGGAATTATCTGATGCAATGCCTTGATTACTTCTTCCGAGGTCATATTGTCCTCGCGCTGTTGCTGCACCTGAATAATCTGGGCCTCCAGTAAACGCCTGATTTCCGTAAGCCTGGAATTGAGGCATGTTGACCTGTGATCCAGTTCTAAAGGCGCTCATCTCATTGATTGGCGTCTGTCGGCTTAAAAGAGCTTCCTGAATACCTTGGCGCCTGGTATTAAGCCCAGTTGTGTAGTCTGCCATACCTTCCTGATTAGCCATCCCGCGACCTTGCATCCCGGTATTGAATCTATTAAGCGCCTCTTGTGACTCCATTCCGCGACCCCGTAATGCTGAGGAATACCCCATTCCAGCCATCTGTTCAGCAGCTATTTCTGCCTGTTGGGACGCATCTACCTGCTTCCTATCGATGTTTTCCATCTCTCGCTGGTAAGCTCTTGCCTGCTCTGGAATACCCCTTGCTGCCATCGTAGAATTCGCCGACCCCCTGTCTCTCTCTATGTCCCTGTTCACCCTAGCCATCATGGCATCCTGCACACTCTGGCGATATTGCCCGTATTCCGGCATAGCCCCACTGGGACCCTGGAACTGAGGCATATCACCCTGGGCGCCTTGATATGTTGGGGCTTCACCCTCAATAGAGAACGGGGTATCAAATATCCCCTGCATCTGCCCGATGCCTTGCTCACCAAGTTCAGCAAGACCTAGATTCATCCTCTGACTGGCTTCAAATGCTTTTTGTGCCTGTGGGTTTAGCGTCGTGGTGCCAACCCACTTGTCGGGATCTTGGATTGTCGTGAAATCCTCAATTGTCGGCATCTCAGGCCTTGGATTGCCCTCCCCGCCTGTCTGATCGTACCAAGCGCTATAGGCGTTATATCGTGCTAGCTCATCATTATACCCCTGCTGATCGAAGGTAGAGCCTGTGCCTTGCGTCCACGTCCTTGAACCTTCAGGGGTATATATATCAGGTCGATTAGCCGCTGTCTGAGAGCGTGCGGCCTCAAGATCGCCTTCGGCGGTTGCTTCGGCTGCACCCGTATAATCAGGTGGTGGCGGGGATTTCTGTTTACTCATTTCGGAGCCTCTTTATCTATCCATTTGCAGTTTTCTCGCCTAAGTTCGAGAATCACTGTGTCAGTACCCAGTTTGAATCCATCTTTAATTCTGGCAAGTTCTTTAAATCCAATCTTCTTGTCAAAATTCAGTGCTTTATCATTATCTGCACTGACAAATCCTAGTGCGGTGTGCCTATTGCCTACATTAAAAATATAGTTAAACACTTCTCGGAAAAGCTTATAGCCTTTAAGGCATATGGGATTATTTATCACAATATGGACTTGGCAACTTCCCTCAGTCCATGACTCCATAGCACAGACACCGTATAACTCCCCGCTATCCGACAAAGCGGATATCCCCTTGGTATCTTCTATCTTCGCTATGTTTAGCTTCGTCCTGATCCAATCAATCTCTTGTTCAGTCGAAGCTTCAAACCTCACAAAACCCCGCCGCGCTCATAGACGTAATCACAGGATACCCATCGGATAATATACTCGCTTGACTCAACCCTTATTCCACCTGAGGCACAGTACCCGACATTACTATTGGGCGAACTCCATTGCCTGACTACTTGAAGTGCATTTGACCATAGGGCAGTACCCCAAATAGCTGAACCCCACAAAGCCGCTTCCGGCGCTGCGAATGTGCTCGTTCCGGTAATTGAATTGTCTGCAAAATCAATATCAAGGCCAGCATAGTAGGTGATAGAACCATTTACCCTGAGAAGAGGGCGAAAGAAGTTAAATCGCTTTTGCTGTGAGGTGTTTCCGAAATAACTGAAAGCTGTTTTACCCAAGGCGATGATATCTGACCCACTATCACTCAAGCCTTCCCAGGCTTTTCTAACCAAGCCATCTGCGCCGTAATATAGTTCTTTGTTGTATTCAACAAAGCACTCACCATTCCATGAATCGAACTCGCACCAAGCTTTTGTAGCCGTATTCATAACGTACTGCTTGTGTTCTCCACCTTCGACAACGGGGATGTTGAATATCATGGCTTTCTTTGTGGGGAATAACGTCCCTTCCCATCCAAAATTCTCCCCATATTTTTGTGATGCCTCATTAAACGCTGGGGCTATCTTGTCTGTTAGCGCAAAAGTCGCATCCACATTGGCTGACTGCAGGGCAGTAGAAAGCTGGAAAGCCCCATCCTGAACGATTGCGACCAAATCTCCACCGTACTTGAGGAAGCTTCTGCGACCTAACGGCTTGCCAACATAATAAACCCCTGTAAGCACCCAATCTGCGGCTGATGATGGGTCAGTTCCTCTGTAGACGATCACCTCACCTTCGGAGGTCATAAACACTAATGAATCATCTGGACCGTCGCCTGCATCAAATGACCATGTAGCGCACCACATTAAATACCCACCATGGACACAAAACGCTGATAGGTCGAACTCTGACAACTCTCCACCTGCGAAGAATGATGGTAGATACCAGAATGACAGCGACTCCTTTTCAAGGAAAACCAGCCTTCCCTTATATTGATTGACATGGACGATTTTAGTCGTGTCTGCCAGACCAGTCAGGGCGGGCGAACTACCTGAATCCACTGACCTCCATGTGCCCCCATCATAGTAAAGTGGCTTATCAACACCGTTGACCATAATAAGCCAACTGTTAGTTCCATCACCAAAATTGATGGTTTGGCATCTTCCATCTGTAATGGTTGCTGTTTCGGCTGAGGCAGTTCCTGTTACCGATACATCATATATAGCCGTGGAGGTAGCAGCGAACAGTTCACTATCCCCGTCCATCTTGTTATAGACCGCTAGGGTCTCTACTGTTCCTGTAATCCCCGTGGCATAGTTCTCATTCCCGCCCCTCAAGACGACATCAGACGTATCCGGGAACCAGTTCACTAACTTTTTCGCATCTATCGGCGGCATATTCGCCAGCGCATCTCTGGCGTTCCATCCACCAATAGGCGCGGGAGTGCTGTAAACCTCTGATATCTGCGCTCTAGGGGCTTTTGTGCGGATTGCTCTTCTCACAGGTCCCAATTTCCCTGATTAACGACTATCTTCGGTGAAGTTGTTCGTTCAGTACGGTCTTGATAGAGAATCTTCTGAAGACCCTGCCTTGAAAGGGCGTTTACCACCAATGTTTCATAGGTCCTGAAGTCTTCAGCATATTCGAATCCTTTCTCTTTCTTCCATCGCCATCTAAGCCCCATTTGGACGATTGGTTCTGGAAGATCGATAGTGTCAGTATCCTTTGTAAAATACTGTTTCGACCCATTCGATATCCAATTCCATGTAACGTACTCAAAAGCCCATGTGTTGCCTGCTGTGGGCGTCGGGTCAACGAGTAATTCACCACCCCTTACCCTTGCCATGTATCGTGGAGAAGTCGCCGCGAACCCCTTCTCAGCCTGCCAGTCTGGACCATCTATAATGAGGACAGGAAGATTCTCTGTCCTGTCCCATAGGGTGTCGTTTTTGATATACCTAAACCCTGGACACGCAATATCCACCATGCGGCCTTGGGATTCGTTCGCTACCGTTGTGAAAACGGCTTCCCTTGTCAGTATCTCCCAGCTACCACGACCAGATAGGTCGTTGCCTTCTTCTTCAAGAAGGGCGTACACCTGTGCAATCTGGGCATCACTTGTGTTAATTACAGTTGTCGGGACTGTAATGTTCGTTCTGCGACAGAATCTCTGGACGGTAGCTAGGAGGGACATAGACTATTCCTGTAGTTTCTTGAGGATTGTTGCATCGGTCCATCGACCGTCTGGTTTCTTGCCGAATTTCTCAAAATATCTCTGATCTATTGTTTTCACTTCACTCGGCGGGATAACTTGTCCAGGTTTCCATTTACTCTCCTCTGTCTGAGGTTCCGCTAGTTTACTAGCGATATATGCCGTATTAAATGGGTCGTACAGTTCTGGTGTTTCACGTGAATCCTCGCTATCCTGGGCATTTACGCGAATTTCTAATCGCTTGATCTGCTCTTGAAGGGATTCAATCGTGCCTTTTAGTTGTTTGTTCTGGTTCTTCAATTGAGTGACTTCTTCAGTCAGTGGGCCATGGTCCTTAGCGGCCTGAAGCCATGCTTTGGCTTTGTTCTTCAGGTCGTTAGCGCCCATTCCCAGACGCCGCATTGCTTCGTCATTCGCAACAGCTAAATCTTCGATTGTGCGACAACCTGCATTAATCAGGTTCTGGCACTGTGCGGGGGAAATAGCGTTCCAGTCCTTAATCGAAGTGCCGTCAACAGGAGGCTCCTGTCCATCCTGCCATCGTGCGTATGTTTTCTCCCATAACTCTTGGTGGGCCATAGGAACGCGGCCAGAGGCCACTTGCTTTTTAACGTAATCGAACCACTTAGCAGCAGTCTTGATAACGCAGTCTTTCGAGTAAGGTGGAGTGACAAGGGCATAGTCCTCATCCTTTGATACATAATGACCTTCTCTCAAAGTCGCCTCATTATCTTTTACCGCTCTACGCTCAAACCGTACATAAGCCGGGCGGTCTTCGTCACGTTCTAAAATGTCACCTACTGACATGTTTCTCTCCTGTCTGGATTAGATACATAAAATAATGCTGCGTTGTCTAACTCTGTTCCCCAATCAACCTTATAACCAAGAACGACAAACAGATTCTCCCACCATGAATGAGGTTTTACTGTGAGGTGGAGGGGTTGTTCAATTAATTCCCCCATACTGTCATCAATCGTGCTAATCTGGAAAAATACCTTGTTAGCCGATTCCATGATATTTGTAATGACCTTAAATACGTCATCTGTAGGAATATGTTCCATAACATCAGTACAGAATCCGAACTCAGCTTTTATTGGCAGTGGTTCAGTTAAATCAGCCTGAAGGAACGGCAGATGAATTGCTTCTTCGTCCCGGCAGTTGTCGGTAAAATCAACCAGCATAACGTCATTCCCGTTATTCGCCAGCCTAAGCCCTCCTCGGCCAGTACCGCACCCAAAGTCTATGATTAGCCCTTTAGGGTTAAACCTTTCAATAAACAGGTCAGCAATACACTCTCCAGGGGAAATTTCACGGTATGAGTCAAATTGCCACATTGCCTGATATTTTTCGCGTTCTGTCAAATCTTCATATTTAGTTCTGTAGATTGTCTGCAAGAGGCCATCCCCATAGACATGAACCTCACAACCAAGGGCCGTTAACGCCTTTGCAAGCAGAGGAAACTTTTCCGCCTGCGATTTCATAGCAATAGATGTTTGATAGGTTTTCCCTGCCCAAGTGATTTCAGTAGTCGGCATTGAATCGTTCATGGGTTGCATGTACCCATGTGATTTTCCATCTGCATACGAACTGTCATACCCAAATAGGTGCAACTCACGAAACCCTTGAGAGTACGCCGCAGCGATTGATGCATTTCCAACTGTTGACCCACCACCAAGAAGCACGTATCCACCTTGCTTTACCCTCTCTGGTGGGAAAAGCTTCTCAACATCTAAAGTAGCAAAATGAATCAGCGTAAGATCCGATGCCTTCTCAAGCGTCTTTTCATTACATTGTGAAGCGAATAAATGATAATGAGCATTTGAATCGACTAAATTATGAGTTTCTTCCTTCGCATCTATAATCACCTGAATATCAGAAACAATCCCATTCGACATGGCCCATTGGGATGATCCATTCATAGTAAAAATAGCTGCCCCTTCTCTCTGAAGCTTTTGGATGTCTTCAATATAGTCATTGATCGAAGCACCGCCACCAATCAATACAGCAACACCATCATGGGCGGCTTTAGATTGCAACCAATGCGTGTACTTCTCAGCACTTGACCTAATATTGTTTTCGGCCTCTTCCTTCGATGTGTTGGGGACAACCAACATTGTCAACTTCAGCCCCTGGCTTGCATGAGGGTTCTGATAATTTATCTGTACTACTTCATTTCTTGGTGCAGCCATAATTTATCCTGTCTGGATTAAATTAAAGTCGGTCCCCCGAAGGGGACCTTTAGCTTACGATACGTCAGAAGGACCGTGGGGACGATCAATCATGACCTGCACAGTTGTTGGTGCAGTTCCTGAGATTGCCGATGACACAGTTGCTATAGCAGCACCGTTAATCACGGCTCCTGTAGCGATAGCAACAGCAAAACCAGCACTAGCCCTAACTCCGGCATCGGCAACGAGAGAAGTTCCCGTATTCTTTGCCATGAGCGAAAGCCCGCCGATTTGATACCAGCCATATGTATCGGTTGTATCACCAAGACAAATTGACATAGCAACAGCATTCGGCCTTGCTAGAGCAACATTTGTAGTC